CCACGATAAAGAACAGAGATTGTCTTATCTGGGTCAAGTGAATACTTAGACTTTAAGACATCAACTTTATCCAAGACATTCTTACTAGGGCCAAAAAACCTATTAGTAATTTGATTGTAGATATGAAAATCGTAGATGTTTGGTTCAAACTTATTAGAATCTGGAAGTTCTACACCTGCATACAATTCCAAATCTACCTTAGGATTGATCTCATGGAAGTCAGGATAGATATCTTGCTCTGGATCTTTCTTAAAATGGCGAAACCCCAAAGAGTAATCAATCCTCTCTGGGATAATACCATGACTTAAAAGAGTAAGAAGTGAATTGAAGACTTGGAATTCATTAGAATAGAATCCACAATTCCAGAGACAATAAAGTTCATCTACTTCGGGATGAGCCAAAAGGTCACATCCAGCATATCTCCCAGTGGTGCCACTAGCAACTACATACTTACAGTTATGAAGTCTCATTATGCACCAACAACGTAACTACGAACTTTATCTTCTTCAGTAGAAACAGGGAAGCAGATCAAGTAACCTTCTTGCAGATAAGACTCAACGATAATGTGAGTATCATCAAGCAGTTCGTAAACAAAATCCAGGTTTGCTCCACCGTGCAGAGCCTTGTTCTCAAAGTTTCCGTTCTCGTAAGGACCATCCTTGTAGATGCGGACATCATCGATAACAATGATGTCCTTGCTTACGTCGCGCTTCTGACATAAGATACGCAGTTCTCCTTCCAGAGGGATCTTGATAAAGTCAGGATCATCGCGAATAACCTCACGATGAAACTCATCACGATAAGAGTCAGGAAAGTGTGCATCAAGGAAAAATAGAGCAGGGTTCTCATCTAGTCCGTTGATAACTTTAGGAAGTTCATCGTGACTATTACCCAAGTGCATCACTACATGATCGTTATCTTTAAAGTATTCTACTGCCTCGTCATGAATACGATCAAGGATCTCAATCGAATGCATCGTCAGATCAGGTTTCTGTAGTTGAGATACTTGAAGTAAAGAATTTTGGCCGTATGAATCTAAAATACCACCGGTTCCTGTTTCGACATAGTGTTGAATACCAAAGTCCTCAAAAGTTGGACGAAGGTTAATTGCATTTTGGAGTTTTGCCATCAGAGGTTTCCTTTCGTATTTTCAATTTGTTCGTTGATCCAATAGTAAGTATATCGAATACCTTCTTCTAACGTTTGCGAATAATTCCATCCAAGTTTTTCGCGGATTAAATCATTGTTAGAGTTCCTACCACGTACACCCAGAGGACCATCGATATGGATCTTAGTAACTTCTTTCTCTGCAACTCTAGCAGTAATATCTACCAACTGATTGATAGTAACCATCTCTTCAGAACCAATATTGACTGGTCCCATAAAGTCGGATTGCATCAATCGGAAAGTTGCTTCAACGCATTCGTCAACGAACAAGAAGGAACGAGTTTGTAAGCCATCTCCCCACACCTCGATTGCTCCACCTTGCTGCGGGAGGAAAGCAACTTTACGGCAGATTGCAGCTGGTGCCTTCTCTCTTCCACCGTCCCAGGTGCCTTCTGGACCAAAAATATTATGATACCTAGCAATCCTAACAGGGATACCGTGATTGCGATTGTAGGCAAGATAGAGACGCTCACTAAAAAGTTTCTCCCATCCATATTCCGAGTCTGGGTTTGCAGGGTATGCAGATTCTTCACGGCAGTCTGGGTTATCTGGGTCTAATTGATTGTGTTCTGGATACATGCAAGCAGAACCTGAGTAGAAAATCTTGGTATTGTTTCCTACGGATTCATTTAATTTACGTTGTTCCTCAAGAACATTCAGATTGATAGTGACAGAGTTGTGCATGATGTCTGCATCATTCTCACCAGTGAATACAAATCCTGCACCACCCATATCAGCAGCAAACTGATAGATCTCATCAAAAGGTTTAACTAATCGATAAGGGATTTCATTATAAAAATTACCTCGATAACCTTTAAATTTAATAACACGACTAACGAAAACTGGATCAGTTAGATCACCCTGAATAAATTCGTTTGCTTCAGTCGCACAATATTCAGGATACTTTAAGTCTACTCCACGCACCCAGTATCCTTCGGAGCGTAGTCGTTTAACCATATGTGAACCAATAAATCCACCCGCACCCAGCACCAGTGCGGTCTTCTTATATTCAGACATTTGTCCAATTAATGTGTATATTATATATTATACCTTTCAAAGGTATTTTTCGCAATCCCCAAAAGATTTGCCTTCCTTATCCCTTTCGGACAAGATAGGTTGCGAGATACCCCAAGGGATATCTAGAGAGTTCCAAAGAAGAATTCTTTCATGTTCTGGATACCAGTATTCTGTCGTCTTATAACAGACTTGTGCGTTCTCACTCAGAGTCAAGAACCCGTGAGCGAAACCAGGAGGAACCCAAAGTTGCAATTCTGAACGGTCCAGTTTCACGCTGTAACACTCACCAAAAGTTTCTGATGACTGACGAAGATCTACAATAGTATCTAATACAGATCCTCTGGTACAGCGAACAAGTTTGCCTTGAGGATTTTTGATTTGATAATGAAGGCCTCTTAGAACATTACGTGTTGAGGAAGAGTGATTGTCTTGAACGAAGTTGTATCCAAGACGGAAAGTTTTCTCATTGTAAGATTCAAAGAAGTATCCTCTCTGATCAATATATTTTGGAGACTCAAAAAGCAAAGCATCCTTTACATTTAGTTCAACGATTTTCATACCATTTAATTGTTTCTATGAGGGATCTATCAAAGTCAAACCTTGACTTCCATCCTAGATCCTTTTCAATTTTTTGGCAATCAATAGAATACCTAAAGTCATGACCTGAACGATTCTTTACAAATTTAATATCAGAATAATCTTTTTTCATGTAAGAAAGAATTTTATCTACTACTGCAAGATTATTCAGTTCGGTTCCACCACCAATATTATAATTTTCTCCAATCTTACCATTCTTCCACACTTCGATTAATGCTTCACAATGATCCTGAACATATAACCAATCTCTAATCTCTCTACCTTCTCCATACACAATAACTTTTTGGCCATGAAGAAGATTGGTGATTGCTTTAGGAATGAATTTTTCAGAACTCTGTCTAGGGCCAAAGTTGTTTGAACAGTTAGTTATTACAGCAGGGAGATTATGCGTATTCACATATGCCTTTACAAAATGATCACTAGACGCCTTTGATGCTGAATAAGGATTCTGTGGATTATATGGCGTGTTCTCTGTAAAAGATGAGTCATGCTCACCAAGAGTTCCATATACTTCATCGGTTGAGATATGCATAAACTTCTTCACATCATATTCAAGAGATGAATTCATAAGATTGATCGTACCAATCACATTCGTTTCAACAAATGGAATACAATCTTCAATAGAATTATCAACGTGACTCTCTGCTGCTAGATGAAAGACATACTCTGGTCTATGCTTATTAAAAATTTCATCAACTATATATCTGTCAGTAATATCGACTGGATATAAAGTTACAAACTCGGGGACATTATCAACATCAGACGCATTAGTTAGATAATCAATTACAACAATCTCACTAGCATAAATGTCAATAAGATTATGTAGCAAGTTACTACCTATAAATCCCGCAGCACCAGTAATAAGTAAACTCATTTTTGGTTATACTTCTCCAACAGTTTAGGTGAATATTGTTCAGATTCTCTAACTTCAGGTTTCTCTTTAAGTTGGTCTAATTTCTGTTTCTCTAGCCTATAAACTCTGTTGCGGAGTTCGGTAGAGGAATATTTGTGCTGTCTCTTGTGATAATGAATCGCAATACCATTATCAATACAATACTGCTTACCTGTAAAGTCCCTATCTTTATACTCTTCACTCAGAAATCTGATGTCAATACTCTGAGTCTTAATCATGTTCAGAAGATCTTCTTCTGTTTCGTAAACCAAAATCTCATCAACATATTTACAACTCTGTACTTGTACGTATCGTTCGTACACACTTTGAATGGGTTTGTTTTTTATACCAGGTCTATCAATAGTTGGATCAACCTGAAGTGCAACGATTAACCAACCGCACAATTCCCTTTCCATTTTCAACATTGTGACATGCCCAGCATGAAACAAATCAAAGGAACTACAGTTGAATCCAACTTTCATATCATTAGTGCTTTTTAAGATCATACTAAAAAAGACCCCTGAAGTCAAGGGTCTTTGAGGGTTTTGCAGGCTCGCCACTTGCTTTTAGGAAGCAAGAAACCTTAGACTTTTTTTCTAGCGTCAAGATACCAGGCGTAAACCTCTTTGATCATTTCTGCTAAGTCTCCACTTACTTCACTACCATCAGTACCCTTATCGGAATGTGTATGTGATTCAAGTGCTTGAAGTCTTGCTTCGACTTCTACGTCATACTTTGACATCGCTGCACCAGATGCAGATTTTGCTGCCTTTCCTTGTGTTGACATTTTGATTAAGATAACTCTTGGACTATTTAGTTTTTAGAGGGTCTAATGACTCCACCACTTAGTTTTACGAACTAAGAAACGCAGGGGTCTAATGACCATCCCGACCAGGGCTAGTTTACACGACTTACCGAGTCTCTTATATAACAAGGTACACATTCAGGATCAAGCCATTTAGTATACTCTAGATCTTCCATCGCAGTCAAAAGTTGCATCTGATTATCAAGAAGATACATATCGCTGTATCTTTTTGTCCAACTATCTGCTTTCTGAATGCGGTAGTCTGGCATATCATTAATTTCTAATGTGCCACACTCAACATAACGATAAGGGAAACGTTCTAAAAGAACTTTCATGCTTCTACCGCTTCAAGATCGACAGCAATTTGCTCTATCAAAATATCATAATCATCAAGAGCATCACCGGAGAATACAACACCATTGTTTTCATAATAACGTCGAACCTTTTTGAGAAGTTTCGGATTCTTCACATCCAGGAAAAAGTCTCCATTTACAGCACCACGAAGGGTTTGAATGTCTTTCTTGAACTTACTAGGGAGTGTCATTGTCTTGCGTGTTGACCTTAGTATTATAAGGGTTTGACAGGGTTTCTGTCAAGTGCTTCCTGTGAGGATCGAACTCACCTTAGGCAAATTATGAGTTTGCTGCATTCACCAGATTGCTAAGGAAGCAAATAGGACTGCCGGGAATTGAACCCGGTTTACCCCGTTATAAGCAGAGAGCATTAACCAATATGCGACAGTCCCTTAGGATCCTTCGTTGTTCTGTTCGGTGTATATGCGTATGAGCTCTTCATCTGCAGGAACCATCACTGCTTTATGTTTTCCGTTTGTTATTCCTATTGACTCACCATTCTCAACCTTTGAAATCAGTTCTTCCCAATTCTCTTGCCAGTATTCCACAGAATAAAATTCCATCGTTGTCATATTTAGACAATCGGGGTGAAAGGATTTGAACCTTCGGCCACTCGCTCCCAAAGCGAGTGCTCTACCAAACTGAGCTACACCCCGTAAATAATGCGTCAGTGATATCCTGCAGAATAACACTGACGGGCTCAAGAGGGTTCCCACCTCTCTCCCACGCGGGTTGGATTCCGATTCTATTTACTCTCGGAGACGTGAGCCAGGATGCATTCCAGTCCCTTATGCACTAATTATAACTCTACCTGTGTCCTCTGTCAAATGGTGCCCAGTGCTACCTGAAGCATTAGTCTTTCTCCAATTCTTGTAAGTATTCGATCCACCATTGCGGGTCTTTTTGTCTCTTCCAATTGGGAACAGGCCTTCCATGAAGCGAATAATAATCGCTAATCGCTTCATCGATAGTCTGTGCGATCTGTAAATTCCTCTTCCTCTTCGTCAACATCTGCATATGGATTGTCCACGAAAGGTCCTCGTTTTCGTAGAGGTTCTTTTCCGACATAAGAGTTTTCTGTATTAACGGCAGATACCCAAACCGCAAGTTTCATTACTATAAAAATAATAACCAGTGGGGTGAAACAACCAATTAAAATTACTGGATTCATAATTCATTAAAAGGATTTACTGTAGTGTGATTTTTAACCATGGAAAAATAGGTTCAATCACTCCGATAAGTCGAAGTAAACCCTCAGCAAAAAGTGCGAGAACAACCCAACCAACACACATACTAATAATTCCAGCATTACGATTGTGCTTTCGTATTGCATCGTCAATCATCTCCTGACATTCTTCTTTAGTGACATTAGTCATTGTCAAATTTGTTGAGATCATCTAATAATTTTTTGCGTTCTTCAATTTTTCCATCTATATATCCCGCTCTCCATTCCCAAGTTTCTCCTCCATCAATTCCTCTACTTGGATTAATACATTGATTATCTGCATATTTGTTACAGACAAGGCCGGCAAGATCTAATTCATTGCCTTTATTCATCGTCCCTGCCCATCGATGATCTCCGTTAATCCAAACTGCCCCACATTTAGGGCACTCTCTCCTCTCTAGTTTGAGGTCCATGGTTTCTATCCTTAATTGGTTGTATATGATCTAGGTTTAATGTATGGCGAAGTCTTCTTCGCATGAAGTACATTCTCACCTTAATAATTTCATATTTGATCAGAAGATCTAGATAAGAAACCAATCGCATGGTTTCATCATACCCAGCATATGCAATTAAGATTGCAAATGTTACGATAAGAAGATAAAACAGTAACATAGGTCTTAACTTATATCTGTATATAGACGATACACTAATTAACGAATATTATCAGTATTTGGTAATACTGATAAGATCAACCTTCTTTAAAAATTCTTTTTCAGACTGATAAATCTTTTTTTTTCCAGACCATAATTGATACCCTTCTACAAGTTCTGGAATTAACCATTGGTCCACACGATAACAATACTTCCAATTAACTGGTTGAGAGCAATTTATTACTGCCACTTGCCAGAATGCTACCAAGTGGATCATCAAACTTTTCATTAACGGACTTCAAAATCCAATCTCTTGACCTTACGTCTCCTACGTTCTTCTTGGTACAAGAGCTCTGAACGAGAGAAGATGCTATCAATCCTTTCTTCTCTATTATGAGAAACCATAACAACTTTATTAAGATCAATCGCTCCAACTTTGTTATTAATCAAAGTCATTTGATTTTCACAACCACAAACTTGCAACTTATTAGTACTTACTAACTCCGTGTTACATTCTTTACATCTTACAATAATCATAATTACGGATTGTTGAGTGATTTTATTTAGTTAAGTTTAAATCAAACTAAGTCACCCAAATGGGTTTCTTCCTTGCTCCTTACAAAGTTTGAAATACATTTTATAATATCTATTACACATTTCTCTGATAGTATCTTTGTCATCATCAAAATCATTTACTTTGAGGTGATGATAACTTCCTTCCAAATCAGATATTAGAAGTAAGATTTTTACAGGATCCATAGTATAAAGAAGGCAAGCGGAATACCAGAATCGAACTGGTGACGAAAGGTTGGAAACCTTTAGTTTTGCCTCTAAACTAATTCCGCAAGACGGGTCAGGAGGGACTCGAACCCCCGACCAATTCATTAGAAGTGAATTGCTCTATCCATCTGAGCTACTGACCCTTGATGGTCTGGTTCCTATCGCCGCTAACTCTGAACCAGAAAGGGAGTTACCGCAGTGGTCTCTTAACCACTCATATAATATACAGTATTTTTAGTAGAATGTCAAGTCTCTTAGATACTTAAGTAATACTTATAGCTCCCCTTGGAACCGGACAAGCCAAATTCTACTTATCAATCAGAGTATTGTCAAGCATAAAAAAAGAGAGGTCTTAAGACCCCTCTGTAATGCTCTGTATGGCGCTCTAGTTTTCTTCCAATGAAAGGAGTTCAATGTCATCACCTTCGGGTTCAAGCCACTCCTCAAACTCCTGGTAGATGGCATAGGCGTCATCTAGTTCACCATTATCATGTTGCTTGCCTGCAACACCTTCATGGATTTCTGAGATGCGTTCTAGAGACCACTCACGAATGTGACATACAATGTCTTCAGTCGTCTTTTCCATAATAATCTTTTCGGAAGTACCTTGAGAGGATGTTGCTATTGTAGTAGCAAGGGGTTCCGTCGTCAAGGGATTCGGTAAGAACGTTGTTTCCGAAGAGTTGTTTCGTTTCTTCAAAATTAGTTTTGCCCTTCGTTTTATGAAGGCTGATGATAGTTCTACTAAAATTTTGTCTACCCAGTTTGTCAATGTCCTCTTTAAGTTCCGGACAAGACCCATAATACTTTCTCCAATCAGATTCTTGTTTTACCTTGCGCTTCTTTCCTTTTGGTGTTCGGAAAGACCAA